ATGTATAATATGTATCATCTACTTAAACTATTAGAATTTAAAACACAGTATATTTATAGGCGTATGTAATGTCGCCACGCACGGGTTAAAAACTACTGTACATTTGATACATATGATACATAACCAGCTTTAGGCCATAGATGGACGCATGTTCCCAAAATAGCTAATGTATATTATGTATCAACTAAAAAGGCATGATACATTTGATACATAGGCTGACTTTTAAACCATGATACATTTGATACATAGTCATCAAGCTGATCGACTTCAAACGCCATGATACATTTAGTACATAATGCCTGTAACCCGCGTAGTTCGGGGCTTGAAGCTTGTGCCTATGTGTAAGCTGTTGATTGTTAAAGGTTTTGTGCTGCTGCTGAGGAAAAGTGCCCCCATGCACCCAAAAAGAAGGTACTTTGCTGGCAGCAGCGGCGGGGCTATATATGTAAATCTTTTAGAATTTTGAAATTTTTTTTTAAAAAATTTGAAAGGTTAAGGATTGTTTTACACATCAATGTGTGATAGGATGCAAACTACAATTTCCACGACTGGTGATTTATGATCTCATTTCCATATTCTCCTCGCGAACTCCAAGCTACGGAGGCGCGATTAACTCAAATATATGAATCCGCAAAGCTAGGGTTAAAAGGTGACAAGCTCGCGCTCGCCTCTGGAATGCTCCCCTCTGAATATCGTCAACTATGCCAAATAGACCCTACGGTAGAATTAGCCGCGATGAAAGGCGCTGCTGATGCAGAAGTGGAAGCGTCAACTCAACTAAGAGACGCCGCACGCAATGGTGACTCTAAATCAGCGTTAGCGATATTGCAGCACTCACATGGTTGGGCTACCGCTAAGGAGTCCACTAGGGTAGCAGTAGGGCTGACGAACGCTGACGGCTCAGCTATGAATTTAGTCATAGGTTGGGAAGAATGAAAGTAGTCCTACCCTACAAACCAAGGGACGTATTTAAACCCTTACATAATAGGACTGAACGCTGGGCTGTTGTGGTGGCGCATAGACGTGCTGGTAAGTCAGTAGCTTGCATTAATGAATTGATACGTGCTGCTTGTCAGGATATGTCAGGCGATGGACGCTACGGATATATTTGTCCTTACTACTCACAAGCCAAACAGGTGATATGGGACTACTGTAAAACCTTCACTAAGCCTATACCTAATATAAAGGCGAATGAATCTGAGTTAAGGTTAGATTTTCCTAATGGGTCGAGACTACAACTGTTTGGTGCTGATAACCCTGATAGATTACGAGGATTGTATTTTGATGGGATCATTGCAGATGAGTACGGCGACTGGAAGTCATCAGTATGGTCTTACGTTATAAGACCAGCATTAGCTGATAGAAAGGGCTGGGCGATCATCATCGGTACACCGAAAGGGAAGAACGCCTTTTATGAGCGGTATGAAGCGGGGAAAGATGATAAGGAGTGTTTCACACTCATGCTGAAAGCCTCAGAGTCAGGCCTACTGGACGCAGACGAGTTGTCATCGCTGAAAAGTGAGCTGAGTGAAGACGCGTGGCTACAGGAGATGGAGTGTAATTTTGACGCTGCGATTCCGGGGGCTATATATGGTAGGGAAATGTATGAATTAACGCAATCGGGGCGTGTTAGAGAGTGCTACGACCGAACCCTTAAGACTTACGCAGCGATGGACTTAGGATGGAGCGATGATACGGCGATTTGGTGGTTTCAAGTAGCAGGTAAAGAGCTGAGGATGATCGACTGTTACTCTAATTCAGGGATGCCTATTAGCCATTATAATGAAGTCCTCAAAAGTAGAGGTTATGATTATGGTGAATGGTTGTATTTACCCCATGATGCTAAGGCTAAGAGCTTACAAACAGGTCGGTCTATAGAAGAACAGTTTAGATCATTAGGGTGGCTACCACGAATCATTCCCAACATCAGCTTAATGGACGGTATTCAGGCGGCGCGGCTGACATTAGAGAGCTGTTGGTTTGACCCTAAGTGCAAAGAAGGGATGGAAGCCTTAACACAGTATCAAAGAGAATATAATACCGATAAGAAAGTATTTAATGACCGACCTAAGCACGACTGGACTTCACATTTTGCTGATGGATTTAGATATGCAGCTTTAGCATGGCGACAACAACGCCCTGAAGTGAAAGAAAAGAAAGCGAAGTATTGGAAAGACCAAACATTGAACGAATTATGGGCTTCTAGCACTAAATCTATAAGAAAACGTATTTAATGTTATAATCATGAAAACCCTTTTAAATGAGCGGCAAAATGGCAGAATCAGACGATAAATTACAGGCACAGCCTTGGCTTGATGAAATTCGCCGTTATACGGAAGAATATAAACGCTGGACTGAACGTGGCGAAGGCGTTATTAAACGCTATCGTGATGAACGAAAAGACACAACGATGTCTGACGCAAGGTTCAATATCCTTTGGGCTAACGTCCGTACATTGAAGCCTGCTATTTATGCCAGACCTCCAACACCTGCGGTTTCCAGACGTTTTAATGACCAAGATGATATAGGACGATGTGCGTCTACTATTCTTGAACGCACTTTAGACTATGAAATTAAGCATTATGATGACTTTCACGCTACTTTGTCTCACGTTGTGGATGATAGGCTACTTCCGGGGCGCGGCGTAGCATGGCTAAGATATGAGCCTAAGATTGAAACGGTTGAAACTGAGCCTTTCATAACTAATTACCAAGAAGTTGGCGATGAGAATTTTGACTATTCAGAAGATACTGTTACTCATGAGTCTGCTGAAGAAAACGCTATTGCTGGTGAAGACGTTGAACCTATGGAGCGCATTGAGAATGAGCAATCTATGGTGGATTATGTCTACTGGCAAGATTTTGCTCATTTACCTGCCAGAACATGGGATGAAGTTACTTGGGTAGCTAGACGTGTTTATATGTCTCTTGAAGAAGGTGAAGAACGCTTTGGGGATGTATTTAATCAAGTTCCTTTAACTATCTCGCCTGATAAGCGTGATGGCGAAAAAACAAGCAAAGATTCATTAAAGAAAGCTGAAGTCTGGGAAATATGGGATAAACCTAAGAAATGTGTTTATTGGGTAGCTGCTCATTATGACATCATCTTAGACCACCGTGATGACCCGCTAGGGCTTGAAAACTTCTTCCCTTGCCCAAGACCTTACTATGCAACTTTAACGTCAGGTTCATTAGTTCCTGTAGCTGATTTTGTAATGTATCAAGATCAAGCTAATGAAATTGATGATATTACTTCAAGAATCCAACATTTAACTCGTGCCTTAAAAGTTATGGGTATCTACGCGGCAGACGAACCTGCGGTAGAACGATTAATGAAAGAAGGAAATGATGCAGTAATGATACCAGTGACTAACTGGCAGGCTTTTGTAGAAAAAGGAGGATTGCAAAATGCAATTCAATTCATACCTTTGCGCGATGTAGCCGCTGCGATAGCTCAGCTATATATAGCTAGAGACTCATGTAAAGCGATCATATATGAAGTGACTGGTATGAGTGACATCATGCGCGGTGCTTCGGAAGTTGGTGATACGGCTACAGCTCAAAACATTAAAGCTCAATATGGAACTTTAAGACTTAACGATCTTAAAGATGATATGGCTAGATTTGCAAGGGATGTCTTGCGAATGAAAGCTGAGATTATGTGTAATAAATATCAACCTGAAACGCTATTAAAAGCATCAGGCATATTGAATACACCAGACGCTCCGTTTGCTATGCAAGCTATTCAAATGCTTAAAGATGAGCCTTCTCGTAACTTCCATATTGATATTGAAACAGATACGCTAGTTTTAATCGATCAACAACAAGATAAGCAAAACAGATTAGAATTTTTAACTGCTGTTGGTGGATTTTTAGATAAAGCTGTTAAAGCAGCAGCTCAAAGCCCTGAATTAACTCCATTGTTGGGGGAGATGCTTTTATTTGGTATTAGAGGCTTTAAAATCGGCGCTGAACTTGAGTATAGCTTTGAGCAATATCTTAGGAAAGCTCGTGAAAACCCTCCGCAAAAGCAGCCTTCTGCGGAAGAAATTAAAGCTCAAGCTGATGTTCAAGCTCAACAAGCAACTGTGCAACTTGAGCAAATGAAAGAGCAGCACAATCAACAAATGGAACAGGCAAGGCTACAAATTGAGCAATCAAGATCACAAACAGATATCCGCGTTCAAGAGCAAAAAAACCAAATAGACCAATGGAAAGCACAATTAGAAGCAGATACTAAAATGGCTATAGCTCAATTAGGACTGCAACAACAAGTAATGTCTAATAATTATTAATTTAAAAGGTAAATTTATGAGTGAAGTAATATTAGGTCAAAGTATGTCGGGTCAATATGTAGGTGCTTCTGCTGATGGTGATACATTAGCCATATCTACATCAGGATTTAGGCCTACGTTTAGGTATACTGCTATCGATATAACCCCTGTAGCTACGGCAACAGACGTTTTAGTGTTAACTGGGTCAGCTACTAAAACTATTCGGGTTACTAAAGTAGCTATTATGGGCGCAGCTACAGTATCGTCAATTTATGACGTGTATATGTATAAACGCTCCGCAGTTAATACAGGTGGAACATTAACGAACCCTGCTGCAACTACCGCAGATTCTACTGATTCAGCGGCTACAGGTGTATTATCACTTTATACCGCTAATCCTTCTGCCTTAGGTGCAGGTTCAGTTATGGAGGCAGCAAAAGTTTATTTAGGAACTGCTGCATTAACTTCACCAACTACGACATTTACATGGGGCATTAGAGGTGATAAAGCGCCTATTTTACGCGCTAATGAATCATTAGCTTTTAATTTTGCAGGCGCTGCAGTTCCAGCAGGTGCATCACTATATTTGTCGATTGAATGGACTGAGGACGTTATGTAATGCCTTTATACGACATTATATGTAAAGATTGCGGCAAGACTGACTCAATTTTTCGTAAGATAGCGCAATATAATGAACTACCTAACTGCTGCAATGGAACGATGTCACGCGTTATTTCAGCGCCTTTTGTCCCTCAAGAATTTCAACCTTATCGATCTATGATTGACGGGCATGTAATAACTGATAGGGGTGAGCATAGAAGGCATTTAAAAGCACATGGGTGTACTGAAACAGGCAATGAAGATATGACACCTAAAAGAGATTTGTTTAAAGAAAAAAGAGATTCAGAAGCATTGAAACATTCAATCGCTGAGAGAATAAATACCATCTAAGGAAAATTAAAATGAGTGAAAACGAAGTGATTGATGACTCAATCGAACAAGTTGAAGAAACTCCAGTTGTCGAATCGACCGACACTAGGGACATAGTTGAAAAGGCTTATGAACAGGTTGAACAACAAGAAGAACCTGAAAAAGAACCTGAAAAAGAAGCGGTTAAAGAAACTGCTGAAGTAAAAACTGAACGTGACCCTTGGAAGTCATGGAAGCCTGAAGCCGCTGAAAAGCTACGTGGGCTACCTGATGATGTACAAAAAATGATCGCTGACCGTCAAGATCAATTTCATAATGGACTTGAACAATATAAAGATGCAGCTAACTATGCTAAAACCATAGATAAGTCAATAGCACCTTTTAAAGACTATTTAAGTCAACTAGGGGTTACTCCCGAAGTGGCTTTCCCTAACCTACTGAAAACTGAGAAAACTCTAAGAACTGGGTCACCTCAAGAGAAAGTAGAAATGTTCCAAAAATTAGCGTATGATTATGGTATCGATCTAGGAGTGTTAGCCGACATTCCTTATGATGCAAACATGCACAAATTAAAACAGCAACTAGATTGGACTCAAAGCCAATTAGATGCAGCCTCCAACTTTAGACAAAGCCATGAGGACGTTCAAATTCAGTCATCAATTGATGATTTTGGACAGCAACATGAGTATTTTGAAGATGTCAGATTAACAATGGCAGACCTTTTAGACAAAGGCCTGGCGACTGACCTTAATGATGCTTATGCAAAGGCTGTACGGTTAGACGAAAACGTGTTCCAGAAACAACAAGCCAGACAGCAAGTTGGTTCTCAACGTCAAGCCATAACCCAAGCTGACCATGCAGCGAAAGCTGCAAAAGCTTCTGCGGTATCAGTTAAAGGCTCACCAGTGAGCGCTAAAACTACGGTACTACCAGTTACAACCGAAGATGCAGTACGGCAAGCTATGAAAGCTCACGGACTGTAAACCCTTATTTCTTTTTTTGGAGTCTATTATGGCATTTGCAAACAGCGCGATTAGTGACATTATCGCAACCACTATTGAGAGCCGTACAAAATCGGCTCAAAATAACTTATCTAGCAACAACGCATTATTGATGCGTCTTGATGAACGTGGAAACATTAAACCGATTTCTGGTGGTTCTACGATCTTACAAGAAATATTCTATAACGATCCAAATACTAACTTCGCTAACAGCTATTCTGGTTACGAAACTATTAACATTTCACCTGATAGCCCAATTTCTGCTTCACAGTGGACTTTGAAGCATTATGCTGACTCTGTTACTATCTCTGGCCCTGAATTGCTACAAAACAGCGGTAAAGAGCAAATGATTGAACTTTTAGCTACTCGTGTTGAGATCGCTGAAGCTCGTTTACGCAACAGAATCGACATAGATTTACATGGCGATGGTACTGGTAACGGCGGTAAGAACTTAGTTGGTTTATCAGCTATCATTTCAACTACTCCTACATCAGGTGTTGTTGGTGGTATTGATCGTTCAACTTGGACTTTCTGGCAAAACGGTGCATATACTTCTACTGCTTTGACTGGCGGTGCTGCTACTGCTGCAAACATCCAAGCTTCCATGAATACTGTAGCTTTGAGCCGCGTTCGTGGTACAGATCATATCGACTTGATCTATGCTGGAAGCACTGCTTATTCATTATATTTGAACAGCTTACAAGCTATCCAACGTATCACTGATGATAAGTTTGGTGCTGCTGGTTTCAGTTCATTGAAATTCTACGGCGGTGCTGGTTCTGCTGATGTTGTTCTTGGTGGTGGTATTGGTGGAAACCAAACTGCAACTAGAATGGACTTTATCAATACTAAATTCCTACATTTCCGTCCTCACAAAGACAGAAACTTCGTAGCGATTGGTGGTGATCGTCAAGCAGTAAACCAAGATGCAGTAGTTCGTTTGATGGGTTGGTCAGGTGCATTGACTTGCTCTGGCGCACAATTCAACGCTACATTCTCAACAACTTAATAAGGAGCATAATAATGGCTTATATTATTGATACACCTGTCATTGGTGGACAACCAATAGCAACAACTTCAACTACTGCGTTGCATCCTGTTGGCACTATCGTTAAAGCAAAAGACCCTATTTGCGGTGAAGGTGAATTTGTATACTTACTTGGTTTAGCTGCAACTGTTGTTGGTACTGTAGTGATTTACGATCAATTAATCAATACGACTAAATTAGCAGTGGCTAATGATAGAGGCCCAGTAGCTGTAGCTATGTCGGCTAATATTGCAACTCAATACGGTTGGTATCAAATTTCAGGCGCGGCTTACCCTGTTGTTGCTGGAGCTGTAGCAGTAAACAAACCTGCGTATGTAACAGCTACTGCTGGGGCAATTGATGATGCTGTAGTTGCTACAGACAAAATTGATGGTTTCGTATTTAAGACTTTAGCTGGTGGCGCTGGTCAAGGTACTGCTGTAGCTCAAATATCAAGACCTTCACTTAACAATAACGGTTAATAAAACCGGAGCGGGGTAAAAACTCGCTCCACCTTTTGAACTTTAAATGGAAAACTCCAAATGAGTGAACAAATTTCTTATGTAGGCGAACAAGGTGGCGATAGCTACTTAGACGTTATATTTTATCAAGGTCATTGGGATAATGAAGATTGCGATTATATTCGTATTAATGTCCCCGGCGATAAAACAGTAACAATAGATACCAAAGCAGAAGAACACCATATATCAAGATTTAAACGCCAATATGAAGCGTATAAAGGCTTCAAAAATTTAACAGGCCATCCGGTTGACGAATGGGACGAGATACCTAAATCATTACAAACTGAACTTATGTATCAAGGGTTTAAATTTGTAGACCAAATAGCTGGCGCTCCCGATTCAGCTTTTGCACGTATGATGGGTGGTACTCAGATTAGAAATAAAGCACAAGCTTATTTAAATCGCGGTAAAATAGATGCTGATGTCGTTATTAAAGAGCAACAATCACAGATTAAAGCTTTACAAGATCAGATGGTTCTATTAATGGATGCCATGACTGAAACACCTAAACGTAGTAGAAAAACCGCTACTGAAGAAATAACAGAAGGATAAGACGCATGGCAACCTTACTTCAGAATGTCCAAGACGTATGTTTAGAATTAGGGTTGCCTTCGCCTAATGCGGTTGCAACTTCAACAGATCAACAGATTTTACAAATTCAAGGATTAATGAATCGCGTAGGCGATACATTATCCACAGAACGTGATTGGCAAGTATTAGCTGCTGAATATCGTTTTCAAACAAATTATTTTTCAATTACTGGTGATGTTACTTTAGGTTCGAATGTTATTACAAACATTACGTCTACAGCAAACATTACTACTGATTTTCAAGTTATAGGTACTGGCGTTCTTCAAGATAGTTCAGTTCTATCCGTAGGCACACATACCGTCAATATTTCTATTCCTTGTACAGTTACCGCTATAGGCGTTACGCTTACTTTTGGTCAAATCAGCTACGCTATGCCTGCTGATTTTGCCAGAATGGTCAACAAGACTCAGTATAACAAATCTAATAGATGGTCGATTATCGGCCCTAAAGACGCTCAAGAATGGCAATGGCTTAAAGCCTCGTACGTGACTACTGGGCCTCGTATGCGATTCCGTATGCTAGGCAATAAGTTTACTGTCTGGCCTGTTCCTACAGCTACTGTAGTATTAGGTTTTGAATATGTATCTAATGCGTGGGTAACTGGGTATAACGGTATATTAACTAATAGATTAACTAATGACGGCGACGTAACGCGTTTCCCTAATAGGTTGATGATTTTAGGTACAAAACTAAAGCTTTTTGAAATTAAAGGTTTTGATACTACCGCGGTTATGCAGGATTATGTTAGAGAATTAGATAAATGGAAAGCTTCAGAAAGCGGCGCTGATACATTAAGCCTGGCGCCTAAATATCCTAATTTACTACTTACTCAGAACAATCTACCGGACTCTGGATACGGAAACACTACAGGATAGGTTATGGATTCTATAGCAATAGCAAGATTATTAAGACAAATACCAGAAGCTAATCCTAAAGGGTTTGATGAAGCAGGATATGTAGCAAAATATGGTGTACCTGCACCTTTTAATAGCCTTCAAGATTATCAAGACGTAACGCATAAGCATCTAAATGATGAGTTCAAATTGCCTAACCATCCTACATTTAGTAGTGGGTCTACATATTCATCGCCTGATATTCAAGGTGGGCAATGGCAAAAAGGCGGACATAATGAAAATTTATGGAATTTTCAACCCTCTAATATTAATTTACAGCAACAAACACCTAAACAATTAGCGGACTATTTTGCCACTATAGAAGCTAAAAAAACATTTGTAACTTTGCCTGACGGCAGAATTGTAGAAGGCTCTTTGTAATGCTAAGACCTAAAAGACGCTCTGCCCAAACAGTTACAACGCCTGCACCTGTTGGTGGATGGAATGTAATTAATTCATTAGCGAGTATGTCGCCTGATGAAGCGGTGATAATCGATAATTGGTTTTGCCTCCCTACAGAGCTAAAAATTAGAAATGGCTATACGTCTTGGGCAACAGGCTTAAATGGTAATGTAAACTCATTTATTACTTATGATGCTCCTAATGGAACAGTCAAATTTTTTGCTGCCACAGATACCGGAAAAATTTACGATGTATCGTCAGCGGGAGTTGTTGGTGCGCCTACTATATCAGGGCTAACTAATGGTAAATTCAAGTCAGTTCAGTTTTCTAACTCTGGTGGTAACTTTACATTAGCTGTTAATGGGGCAGATAATTTACTTCTTTATAATGGAACTACAGTTTATTCAGTTACTGGGGCGTCCACACCTTACGCAATAACAGGTGTTTCTACCGCGTTATTTAATGATATTCATGTTCATAAACGTAGAATTTGGGTAGCTGAAAAAGATTCGTTAAGGTGCTGGTATTTGCCGACAGATGCTATTGCAGGTATAGCAAGCATGTTTGACTTCGGGCCACTATTCGCTATGGGTGGTTCAATTGCAAGAATAGAAACTTGGACGCTAGACGCTGGAAACGGCATGGATGATTATTTTGTTGTACTCACTACCGCCGGAGAAATTGCCGTTTACACAGGTGTAGATCCCAGTAACCCACTAGATTGGGCGTTAAAAGGTGTTTACTATGTCGGCGCGCCAATAGGTGCACTTAGCACTTGCAAATATGCAGGTGATGTACTCTTAATTAATAAAGATGGATTACTCCCTTTATCCCAATGTTTAATGTCTAGCAGAGTATCAACTAGAGCAGCTATAACTAACAAAATTCAAAGCCAAATATCATTAGATACCAGTAATTATAGTAAATTGTTTGGCTGGCAAGTCATTATGTACCCCCCTGAAAACATGCTGATACTTAATGTTCCAGCAGATCATGGGATTTTTTACCAATATGCCATGAATACTATTACTGGCGCATGGTCTAGGTTTACTAACATAAATACCTCTTGCTGGACGTTTATAAATGAAAGCCTATATTTTGGAGGAAATGGCTCAGTTAGTAAATTTTGGGACGGCGCTAATGATAACGGAAACCCTATACAAACTGATCTTCTGCCTGCTTTTTCAGCTTTTGGTAATCAAGTTCAAATAAAGAAATTTAATATGACTCGCATAAGTATGGGGTCTGATGCGCTATTTACATTTAATAACAAAATAAATCTTGAGTTTGATAAGCTCACATTGCCTACGACTCCTCAAACATCACCATCTATAGGGTTAGCCGATTGGGATTTAGCTTCTTGGGATAGTTCATATTGGGGTAGAAGTATAACGCCATTTTCCCAATGGCAGTTAGCCGCAGGTATGGGGTATTATGCGTCTATGCGATTAAAAACAGCAAGCACAAATGCGGATATAAGATTTTATTCTATAGACTACGTTTATGAAGGTGGAGGTATATTGTAATGCCAAGCAAAAGCGAAAAGCAAAAACATTTTATGGAAGCAGCAGCGCATAATCCTAAGTTCGCTAAAAAAGCGCATATTCCTCAATCAGTAGCACAAGAATATGTTTCAGCAGATAAACTAGCCGCAGCGTTGCGTAAAAGATGAGCGAATATACGTTCCATATTGAAAAGTTTCATGAAAATTATGGCGAATTGGAGAGGCTATATAGGCTACACTATCAAGAAATGACGGATAGGTTACTAACTCAAGGAATAGAATACTCTCCTTACAATCCTAGATTAGACCAATATTTCTTAGCGAGTGAAGATGGATGGTTAGTTTCTTACATTATCAGATTAGATGGTAAGGCAGTTGGGTATAGTAACATTTACGTTACTAACGACATGCACAATAACGATATAATTGCGCAAGAAGATACTCTATTCGTTTTAAAAGAATATCGTAGCGGTATTGGAAAAAAGCTAGTACAATTTGTGTTAGAAGATTTACGAAACCGTAAAGTCAAACGCTTAAATATAAGCACTATGACAGATTTAAGAGTGGCAAAATTGTTGAACCGCATGGGTTTCAAACATACTTGCCATAGTATGACTTTCCCTTTTTAAAGGTTTCGATATGTGTCAACAATCAGCTCCACCACCACCTGATTATACTGCGGCAGCTAAACAAACATCCGCAGGAAACTCGCAACAAGCCCAAATAGCCCAATATGGGTCTATGACCAACCAAGTTACGCCTCAAGGTACAGTATCTTATACGCCTAAAGTCGGGGGGTATCTTGACGCTAACGGCAATTCAATTACACCTGATGCTTATGCAGCGATGGATGCAGCAGGGCAAGCCAACTATAATCCTTTAAATCAGTGGACGCAAACAGTTGCATTAAGCCCTGAACAACAAGCGTTATATAACCAAAATCAAACCCTTAATACTGATTTAGGAAATATAGCCTCAACTGGTGTTAAGTACGTTGCTAACGCAATGGCTAACCCATTAACTCAAAAAATACCGCTTTCTTCTTATGTACCTACGACAAGTCAAAACATGACTACAAACGTAGATGTACCTCAGTTGCAAATGCAGGTAGCTAATGCTGGGCCTATACAGAGGGGCGTAGCTAATAATGCTGATCAGATCAGTACAAATTTTGATAATAACGCTAATCAGATTAATTCAAATTTTGCCAATAACGCTAATCAGCTTCAAACTAGCGTTGCTAACCCTACTTTACTAAATCAACAAGTACAGGACGCACTATATAAAAACCAAACGCAATATCTTGATCCGCAGTTTCAGCAATCAAACGAAAATTTACAGAATCGATTAGCTAATCAAGGTATTACTCAAGGGTCTGCGGCGTATGATAGGGCAATGCTTAATGCTGGAAATCAACAGCAGCAAGCTTACTCTAATGCTCAACAGAATGCTATTACTGGTGGTGTAAGCGCAGCTAACACGCTTTTTGGTCAAAATTTAGCTGGCGGTAATTTTGCCAATACTGCATTAGGTCAACAATTTGGTCAAGGAATGGCAGCTCAACAAGCTGGAAATACTGCATTAGGGCAACAATTTGGTCAAGGAATGGCAGCTCAACAAGCTGGAAATACTGCATTAGGGCAACAATTTGGTCAAAATGTTACTGCGGGTAATTTTGGCAATGCTGCTCAAGGTCAACAATATTCGCAAAATTCTAATGATATGTCTATGGCTAACGCTGCTGCGCAAGGCATGTTTGGTATGGGTCAACAAAATGCGGCGCTTAACAATGCTGTTCAGAATCAAGCATTTGCTCAGGCTACTACTAACGCTAACCTTGCAAATGCGGCTTCAGGGCAACAGTTATCGGCAGATCAAACAGTGATGAATAATCCTGTTAATATGTTAAATGCTGTTAGATCAAGTCAACAAATGCAGGTAGCCCAACAACCTCAAGTCGGTGTATCTAGCCCTGCTGCGCTTAATCAAGTAGCTGGCCCTGATTATCTAGGTGCTACAAACGCTCAATACACAGCTCAGTCTAATAATGTTAATGCTGCTAACGCCGCTAATGCTCAAATGTGGGGAAGTGTTATTGGCGGTGCAGGAGCTTTAGGCGGCGGTTTTGCAGCTCACTCAGATATAAGGCTTAAGAAGAATATCGTAAAACTTGGTATTCATAAAACACTAGGTATTGGTCTTTACACTTGGGATTATCTCTGGGGTCAAAAAGGTGCGGGGGTTATGGCTCAAGAACTTGAAAAAGTCATGCCTGAAGCAGTATTTACTATGCCTGATGGATTCAAAGCCGTTAATTATTCAATGCTGGGGGCATAATGACACCTTACGATCAATATAATCAAATGTATCCAAATGGCAACGGCGGCGCTACTGAAGTACCTGTCTTTCAAGACCCTAATCGGTCTAACTTAATGGATCAACAAGTCATCATGCCTCAACAAGGTGGCGGCGGTGGGGATATGTCATCGCTATCTAAAATTGGTGCAGGTTTAAGAAACTACACCAATAAGAAAGGCTACACTACTGGAGCATATACTGACGCAAATGGCAATGTTGTAGACCCAAGTCAAGGTTTTTTTAATCCTGCTTCAGTGAATAATAGTTTTAATAATAGCTACCAGCCTAGTGGAATGATGGGAGCGGCTGTTGAACCTACTAATTTTGCCCCTACATTAATGGGAGGCCGATAATGGCGGGAATCTATGATGATAAGATAGTAGGCTTAAAAGAGCAAAGAGACTTTGCCCGAAATCTGCGGATGCAACCTAAT